GCGAACGTCTTGAATTCGCCTCCGCAGCTCCGCCAACAGTGAGTTCGACGTCGGCATCAGCTACCGAGACTTCCTCCGGGGCTTAGAGAAGCCCCTTCTCTTCAAGGTGGGCCTTCACGCACTTCGGAATAAGGACTTCCTTATTCGCAGGCAGGGTGTACTGCTTCGGTCCGAAACGAAACGGTGCGATGAACGTACGCGAACGAACCTTGACCAACTTCATCTGGTCCGCCTGGACAGCCGCGATCTCTTCCTGGTCGGCTTTCTCAGTCTCCGACTCCTCGATGAGACCCGAGAGAACTTCGCCGTCGCCTTCGTCAGGCTTCGCCGTCGCCTTCTCCAAGGCTTCCTTCGACTGAAAACCGCGGTTGTTGATGTCGACCTTCTTCATCGGACGAGGGGACACCACAGCTTCCTGACTCTCCACAACCTTCACTGCATCCATTCTTCTTCTCCGTTCATGACCCCCTAGAAGCTAGGGGGAGTTCTTTGCAAGGGACCTACTTGTTCTGCGCGTACACGAGATACACGACGTCGCCGGCTGCCAACGGGGTGCCGGTGGACGCGGGAACCGTGATGATGACGGTTCCTGTCGTGTCATCGTACGACGTGAGGTACGGCTTCGTACTCGCCGCCTCCGCTCCAATCCCCTCAACGTAGAGGTTCGGAAGAGGACTCGTCGGCCGAAGAATCTGCATGTGAATGGGGACCGCGTCAACAGGGACGCCGTCACCAGGGGAGAGAGTGAGGGTACCACCCGCCGATACGACACCGGGGCACACGGCCTCCGCGTAAAGAATGGCGGTTTCGTTCAGCCCATGGGGAAGAGCCTTGACGGTAGCAACTGCGTTGGTCATGGATGAATTCCTTTATCTCGAGGTGGTTGTCGGGAGCCGCCTAAAAACTAGGCGCTCTCCATGGTGACGAGGTTCGGATTCTCGAGAACGTTGGAGCCCCAGATGGCGTACCACGCCAACCCATGTTCACGACCGAAGTCCTCGACTCCGTTGTCTCGCAACTCCACCGGGAGTGCCGTCGCATGGCCGAACGAGTACTCGCCGAACATGACCGCCTGGTAGATAGTGGTCAGATTGCCGTTCGTGCCGCTTGCAAGTTGCTGCGAGAATCCGACGTCCACAAAGTCCCCGGTGTCCGGGTCGATGGTCGACGTCGCACCGTTCGGCATGACGGTAGTCGTGATGAACCGCACGTCCTCGTAGCGGCCAACCTCACCCGTGTAAATCTGGGTAGCGCCCGCGTAGAGGCTCGCGTTGATCCAGTCGTTGTCGTCACGAAGTCCACGTGCCTGGTGGGGGTGGCAAAAGACGATGTAGTGATCGCCCGCCCACTTCGGAGCGTTCTTCGTCTCGAGCTGTTCGACCGCATCTTTGACAAGCTGCGTGTCAAACTTGTTCACAACGGTGAGGGCTGCGCGGTTCGCCACTCCACCCGCGTACACAACGTTCGTCGCGAGAAGGGTCGTGTCACGGAGCTGCGCATCGAGCACGAGCGCCATATCGCGACCAAGAAGAAGCGACGCCGCACTGAGCTGGTCATAGAACGAGGTCTGGAGAAGGTACTCCGAGAACCCGATTGCATTGCCCTGCTCAAAGACGGTGATCGACTGGAGGGACATGCTCATCCCGCGAGTCTGGAGCCGCACGCCCTCCGTCAACCGACCACCGCGCTTGATGTTCCCGTAACGGGGCATCTGGATGGTTCGACCCGGCTGAACCCCGAGTTCGGTTCTCTTGGTGCTGAATTGGTCGAATTTCAGAATGGGCAGTGCAGCGAACCAAATCTCGGCGCTGAAGACGTCGCGAATTGACTCGACTTGCTGGCTGTAACCTGTCCCATTCTGAACGGCGGTATTGAGTACGGACGGCATGTTGACGAATCTCCCTTTGTTGAAACCTTGTTTGACTTGACCTGTAGCCGTTCGTTAGAACTCCGTCGACTGCTTTCGACTTCAGTTCGTGACTGGCGGTGAAGGTGCGAACCTTGTTGCGAATGACTGCTGCGGTGTGATGCCCGCCCGCTGGGCGTGCGCCGTTGATGATGCGAGAACCGCGGCGGCTGCCGGGTCACCTTGTACAATGGGATTACCTCCCGCGCGAGTACGATCTGCCGCCGCCTGCGCTGCCTGACGATGTGAATTCGTCGGCTGCATCGTCTGGGGGTTCTGCGGGGCGACCACGGGAGTTCCCA